CTGCTTGGCTTATGGGCAGAAGATCAGATTTAAAAATAATTCAAGCAACACACACGGCAGAACTAGCCGTTGGTTTTGGTCGTAAGGTTAAGAACCTAATTGACAGTGAAGATTTCAGAGATGTGTTTCCAGATATTAAATTAGCAAGTGATGCGAAGGCATCTGGCAGATGGTCAACAAATGGTGGTGGTGAATACTATGCTGTTGGTGTGGGTGGTGCGTTAGCTGGTCGTGGTGCAGACTTATTGATTATTGATGACCCTGTTTCAGAACAAGATGCACTAAGTCCTACAGCTTTGGATAGTATTTATGAGTGGTATACATCTGGACCACGACAGAGACTTCAGCCAGGTGGCTCGATTATCATTGTTATGACACGTTGGGGTATCAAAGACCTAACGGCAAGAGTTTTACAAAAGCAAGCTCAAGGAGGTGCGGACAAATGGGAAGTGGTAGAATTTCCAGCGATATTTCCAGAGACTGGAAACGTACTCTGGCCAGAGTATTGGAGCAAAGAAGAATTAGAAGGCGTGAAAGCCTCGATTCCCGTAGGAAAATGGAACGCACAGTACATGCAAAATCCGACGGCAGAAGAAGGAGCGATAATCAAGAGGGAATGGTGGAACATTTGGAATCGTGATGATCCTCCCGCTTGTTCTTATGTAATTCAATCATATGATACGGCTTTTACAAAGAATGAGCGTTCTGACTTTAGTGCTATAACCACTTGGGGTATTTTTACACCAGTTGAGGGTGAGGGTGATGCTATCATCTTGCTTGATGCAGAAAAGGGAAGGTGGGATTTTCCAGAACTAAAGCAGAAAGCAATGGAGTTATGTGAGGCATATGAACCTGATATGATACTGATTGAGCAAAAGGCTAGTGGAACGCCTTTAACACAAGAGTTAAGACGTATGGGTGTGCCAGTTACACCATTTACGCCAAGCAAAGGTTCTGATAAGTTTGCAAGAATGAATGCGTGTGCACCAGTCTTTGAGAGTGGCATGGTGTACAGACCTGATGCTAATTTTGCAGAGGAGGTTGTTGAAGAATGTGCAAGCTTTCCACATGGAGATCATGATGACTTGGCAGATTCGATGACACAGGCTATACTAAGATTCAGACAAGGTGGTTTTATATCCACACCTGACGATGAGGAATTTGAACCCGCTTACAGAAGAAAGATGGAGTATTACTAATGGCAGCATCAAATGATAAACTTGCAGATGATTTAGCAAAAGCTGGAGAAAAAAGAGGTGTTGACGAAATATTGGGAGTTGACACGGAGCCAATGTCTGTAAGGCAAATAAGAAAATTATTGGTTAAAAAAGGCGTTTTACCTAGACCTATGAACATGGGCGGCGTTGTTCCTGGTCGTGGTGGTAGTTTTAAAGGAGTAAGGTAATGAAAGATAAAATGAAGAGACTTGCAGAAAACATTTTAAAAGCTGAACAAGGTTTGGTTGGTGCTAACATAGCAGCTAATCCCATAAGAAATTTGCCAGGTGTTGTAAAAATTGAGATTGCAAAAAAAATTGTTGGAAAACCCAAAAAAATGAATATGGGCGGTGTAGTACCCGGCAGAGGCGGTAGTTTCAAAGGAACAAAGTAATGTCAGATGAAGCAGATAGAATTAGAGCTTATCAAGATTTAGCTAGGCGTGGTCAGCCAGTTCCCGGCAAGAACTTTGGTACTGGCGTAACACCTAAGATAAAAAGAACAGAGCCAAAGATTAAAGTGATAGACACAACCAAGATGAAGCAATTAAAGCTTTTGAAAAAGGGTGGCGAGACATCTCCTTTGAAGGATATAGCTAAAACAATTACTGATATACAAAGTGGCAAAACTGGCGTTAAGACTGTGGATACACAGAGGAAGAAAGATGCCGCTATGATAAAGAATTTGAAAAAATCTGCAAAAGTAAGTAAAGTTAGTGCTAGGCCACAGACTTTTAGTATAACACCTAACCCTAAGAAAGATCCGTTTAGTGTTCAACAAAAGACAATTCAGATGGCTAACGGAGGCGAGGTTGTTAACATGACTAGATCAAGAATGATTAACCCAGAGACAGGAGAGTAGTATGGCAGACTATGGTAAAATGAGCAAGTCACAGCTTTTAAACAAATATGGTTCTTTTATTAAGAAAAACTTTGGAAAAAAAGAATTAGATTTTGTCAAAGGAGAAGACACTAGTGGAGTAAGAAAGTACATACAAGATTTAGATCCAGAGCCAGTTAAAAAGAAAGATGGTGGCGATGTAGCTAAACCTAAAATGAGACCTAAAAGCCTTAAAGCCGATAAAACAGAAATAATAAATGAGGAGTTTAGCAAAAAGGTAGCTAGGCAAAATGCAAAAAATAAAGAAACTGGAAAAGCTAATTTAAAAAACTTGCCAGGTTCTAAAGAGTCTTTGGAAGACAATGATGATATTTTTAAGAAAGCTAAAAAGATGGCAAAGGGTGGTATGATAAAAACAAGAGCACGACCAAGTCCTATGAGAGCCATGAACAAACTAGATGACGCAGTAGAAGAATTTATTGAAACAATTGAGCCGTTTCAAGGCACAGTAAGGAAAGGCGAAACTCTTAGAAACATAGATGGCAAAACTATGATTGTCAAAAGAACACCTAATCCTAATTTTGGTAATATGATATCAGATAGAGACAGAGCAATGGTAGGTGCTATGTTAGGAGGGGGTGGCAGAATGATCTCTGACGCAGACAGACGTATGGTAAGTGAAATGATGGGTGCTAGAAGGATGGAAGATGGCGGAGTTGTGCCAGCAAAATTAAAAGGTTTTTCTAAATTACCAGAAGATGTGCAACAAAAGATGAATCCAACATTAGCAAAAAAATTCAAAAAAGGTGGACCTGTTAAGATGGGTTCTGGCGGTGGTGTCTGTAGAGGTATGGGTGCTGCACGAGCAGGTGGAAAGTTTAAACTTAGATAATCATGGCAATTGAAAAAGTAAATGGCGTTGAAAACGTAGAACAACCTCAAGGCATACAGATACCTTTGCCAGAGGCAGATATTACACCTGGAGTAACAGAACTTGATGACGGCTCTGCTATCATAGGTGAAATACAAGAAGAAATTGAAACAACTTTACCAGTGCCATTTGATGCCAATTTAGCAGACTTTATTGATGATGATGATCTTGGTGTAATTTCAACTGATTTAGTTGGTGCCATTGAAGATGATATCTCTTCTAGAAGAGAGTGGGAAGACACATACAAAAGTGGCTTAGAGCTTCTTGGTATGAACTATGAAGACAGAACAGAGCCTTTTGATGGTGCTTCTGGTGTTGTTCATCCTCTATTAGCAGAAAGCGTCACACAGTTTCAAGCACAAGCATACAGAGAAATGTTACCTGCGGGTGGTCCAGTTAGAACAGTTATTGTGGGTTCAGAAAGTCCAGAGTTATTAGCACAATCAGAGCGTGTTAAGAACTACATGAATTACCAAATAACCTATGAAATGGAAGAGTATGACCCTGAATTAGATCAGATGTTGTTTTACTTACCAATTGTAGGTTCTGCTTTTAAAAAGATTTATTTTGACCCATCAATGCAAAGAGCAGTATCAAAGTTTGTTCATGCAGAAGATTTAATCGTTCCATATAACGCTACAGATTTAAGAACATCATCACGTATAACTCATGTAGTAAGAATGGGTAAAAATGAGATTAGAAAACTTCAATTACAAGGGTTTTATAAAGACATAGACTTGCCATCAACAGATGGTGGTTCTACTAACTATGATGAAGTAAAAGAAACAATAGATGAAATTCAAGGTGTAGAAAAAAGTACAAGTGATAATGAAGAGTTAACTTTATATGAAGTTCACACAGATTTAGATCTAGTAGGTTTTGAAGATATTGGACAAGACGGAGAGCCAACTGGATTAAAGCTACCTTATGTTGTAACAATAATGGAGAAATCTGGTGAAGTCTTATCGATCAAAAGGAATTTCAACGAAATTGATCCGTTCCGTAGGAAAATACCTTACTTTGTACACTATAAGTTTTTGCCTGGTCTTGGCTTTTATGGTTTTGGTCTCACGCATATGATAGGTGGCTTATCAAGAGCCTCAACATCAATACTAAGACAATTAATAGATGCTGGTACGTTATCTAACCTCCCTGCTGGATTTAAAGCAAGGGGTGCAAGAATAAGAGATGATGAAACACCTCTTAGCCCTGGAGAGTTTAGAGACGTTGATATGGTAGGAATGGATTTAAGGCAAGCAATCATGCCTTTACCATTTAAAGAGCCTTCCCAGACCTTGTATTCGCTATTAGGAACCCTTGTAGACTCTGGTAGACGTTTTGCGTCAATGGCTGACATGAAAGTTGGCGAGATGAATGGCAACGCTCCAGTTGGCACCACTATGGCTATAATGGAGCGTGGTACCAAAGTTATGTCTGCTATACACAAGAGGCTTCATTACTCACAAAAAATAGAATTTAAATTACTTGGAAGAATATTTGCTATGGATGTTCCAATGTATCCATATCAAGTTCCAGGTGCTCCACCAGAAATCAAACAAACAGATTTTGATGACAGAATTGATATATTACCAGTTTCAGACCCAAATATATTTTCTATGTCACAGCGTATTGCTTTGGCACAAACACAATTACAGTTAGCACAAAGTAATCCAGACATTCATGGGCCCAATGGAATGTATCAAGCCTACAGAAAAATGTATGAAGCATTGGGCGTTACAAACATTGAGGCTGTGTTGCAACCTCCACCTCAGCCTATGCCCATGAACCCTGCAAAAGAAAATCAAGAAGCTTTAAAAGGCGGTGCTTTAAATGCTTTTCCAGAACAAAATCATCAAGCACATATATCTGCCCATTTAGCTATGGTAAGTACTCCAGTAGCACAAGCTAATGCTGCTATAATTATGACATTACAAGGTCATATATCAGAACACATTGCTTTAATGTCAGAATTGCAAGCACAACAAGAAGTAATGGCTTCAATTCCACCAGAGCAACAAATGATGATGCAACAAGATCCAAATGCTATGAAAGCAATGCAAGATCAAATAGCTTCAAGAAGTGCAGAATTAGCTGCTGAAATTCAAGAACAGTATGCACAAGCCTTAACACCTCCACCAAGTGAAGATCCTCTTGTAACAATAAGAAAACAAGAGTTAGCTTTAAGAGGTCAAGAGATAGCACAGAAGCAAGATCAGTTTGAGAAAAAACAAAATTTAGAGAAGGAAAAAGAAAGAAATGATATTCTTCTTGATCAACAAAGATTAGACCAACAAGAAGAAATAGCCAATCAAAGGGATCAAACAGCTAGAGATATTGCAGCAATGAAAGCTATGAAAGGATAGGTTATGGTTAGTTCAATTAGAGAAAAAATTTGGGAAGTTGAGAAAGAGAAAAAGAGAAAAAGAAGACTTGCAAAAGAAGGAGTTGTAGATGCCGTTGAAGAAAGGGTCAAGCCAGAAGACAATCAGCAAGAACATACGCAAGTTGAGGAAAGAGAAATATCCACAGAAACAAGCAATAGCGATAGCGTTGTTAAAAGCAGAGAAGTCAAAAAAGAAGCAAAAAAAGGCAGACCAAAAAAAACCACAAAAAAAAATAATAAAAAAACGTAATGGTGGAATTATAAAGAAGTTTTCTGAAATAGCTAAACCACAAAGATTTCAGGGGATTTTTTAGAGGTAATTATGGTCGTTGCTGAAATTCTTACAGGTATAGCACTAGTCAAGAAAAGTGTTGACTTCATAAAAGAAAATATATCCACAGTTCAAGATATACAAGGCATAGCTAAACAAATAGATGGCTTTTTTCTAGGCGAAGAGCAGATGAATAAAGGTCAAGGCAAAGGTCTATCATTAAAAGAGCAATTTGGCTCAGTTGAATCAAGTGCAGAAGATTTTATCAATCGAAAACTATTAGAAGAACAAAGAAACGAACTTAAACAATTAATAAATTTAAGATTTGGACCTACTGCTTGGGATTCTATATTAGCTGAAAGAGCAGAAAGAATTAATCAAGCTAAAGAAGCCCAAAAACAAGCCAGAATAAAAGCTAAAAAAGAACAAGAAGAAATATTAGAGGTTATTAAATGGGTCGCATATGGGTTTATCATCATTGGTTTATTAATGGCTATGATAGTTTTTGGTGTAAAAGCTTTCGCAAAAGGTAAAATTTATAATGCACCTAAAGACTACACAAGAAATCAAAAATTAAACAATGGCACTATAACACCACCTAAAATGACCACTTGTAGATTAAAGA